CGACATCGACCCCGTCACCAAGAAGCCCTTCGGCCCCGACCCGCTGGGCCGTGAGCCCGGCGACCCGCTGCTGAGCCCGATCGTGGACGAGACGCCGGAGGAGGCGCTGGCCCGGTGGGACGACATCAGGGCGAGCGTCGGCACGTACGCGTGGAGCGCGCTGTTCCAGCAGACGCCGAGCCCGGCCAAGGGCGGGATCTTCGACAACGACTGGTTCAAGTTCTGGCGGCCCGGTGAGTTCTGGGAGCCCGGCAAGGAGGACGAGTTCTTCGACCGCCGCCTGACGACGTGGGACTGCGCGTTCAAGAAGACCGACCAGAGCGACTACGTGGTGATCCAGGAGTGGGGCTGCAAGGGGCCAGACCGCTTCCTGCTGAGGCAACTCCGCGCCCGGATGTCTTTCACCGAGACCGTGAGCCGGGGCAAGGAGTTCGTCACCGGCAGCGGCGTCCACGAGCACGCCGTCGAGGACAAGGCGAACGGCCCGGCCGTGATCGACGTGCTGAAGACCGAGATCGAGGGCATGGTCCCGTGGAGCCCGGGTCAGGACAGCAAGGAGGCCCGCGCCCGGGCGGCCTCGCCCACGGTCGAAAGCGGCAACGTGTACCTGCCTGCCATCGCTGACTGGCTGCCCGACTTCCTCAGCGAGACCAAGGCGTTCCCGAACGGCGCGCACGACGACCAAGTGGACGGCATGGTCATGGCGATCCTCCGCACCCGCTCGTCCGGCGCGGTCGTGACGCTGGTGCCGCAGGCGCAGATCAACCGCGGCGCGGTGCGTGGTGGGGCTGGCCCTGCCCGGCGTCCCGGGGCTGGCCTGACGGTCGCGCGGCCTACGGGCTACGCGGCGACACGACGGCCGCGCTGATGGACTGGGTGGTCACGGCGATCGGCCTCACCGGCTTCTTCCTCGCGGGGCAGAAGGTCTGGTGGGCGTGGCACGTCAACGTCGCGAACCAAGCCCTCTGGGCAGTGTACGCGGTCGCGACCGAGCAGTGGGGCTTCCTCGTCGGCGTGGCCGTCTACACCGTCGTCTTCGCCCGGAACGCCCGCCGCTGGACTGCCGAGCACCGGGCGGCCTCACTGGAGACGGCCAAGAGCAGGTAGAATGGTCCCATGAAGACCATCCTCGTACTGCTCGTCGTGGTCGTCCTCGTGCTGTTGCTCGTGGGCTACCTCCGCCGCCGCTGAACCCCTGAAGGAGCAGCATGTCTTGGTTCCGCAGGCAGCAGCCCGCGCCGTCCCGCGCTGGGTTGCCCTCCGCGTGGAGGTACGCCGGGCCGACCTCTGACAACTCCTCCGGCTCGACCGAGGTCTCAGTCACCGCGGCAGCGACCCGCGTGACCAAGGAGAAGGTCAAGCGAGGCAAGGAGAGCCACGACTCGTGGCAGGCCGAGGCGTGGGCCATGTACGATCAGGTCGGCGAACTCCGGTACGTCGCCAACGCGATCGCAGGCCGGATGGGCAGCGCCGAACTCTACGTCGAGGTCGGCGGCAAGCGGCAGGACAAGCCGGAGGACGACCCGATCCTGGCCCTCATCACGAGCCAGATGGTCGAGCGGCTGGGGCTCAACCTGTTCGTCGGCGGCGCGGGCTACCTCGCCGGTCTGCCGAGCGACAGCGTGCAGAACGACGACAGCGACGGCACGAGCATCACGCCGATCCAGCAGAGCGAGAAGACCAAGTGGCTCATCCTGAGCCCGATGGAGGTCCAGCGCACGCGGAACGGCAAGAAGGTCACGATCCGCGACGTGCAGTACGTCGAGGACGACATCTACCTTGAGAAGATCTGGGACCCGCACCCGGCCCACTGGGAGGACGCCGACTCTCCCGTGCGCAGCGCCCTCCCGGTGCTCCGCGAACTCGTCGGCCTCACGCAGCACGTCTCCGCGCAGATCGACAGCCGCCTCGCCGGGGCTGGCGTGTACTGGATCCCGAACACGATCCTGAGCAGCGCCAAGGTCCCGGAGACCGAGGGGCAGACCACCTTCAGCGACAACCCGGTCCTGAACGCGATCATGCAGGCGATGCTGCTCCCGATGGAGGACCGCAGCAACGCCGCGGCCGTCGTCCCGCTCCTGCTGGGTGCCCCGGACGACGCGATCAGCAAGATCCGCTTCGACTCGTTCGCCACGCCGTTCGACCAGCAGACCAAGGAACTCCGCGAGGAGGCGATCCGCCGTCTCGCCCTGAACCTCGACGCCCCGCCCGAACTCCTGCTGGGCATGGGAGGCTCGAACCACTGGGCGGCGTGGCTGGTCCGCGACGAGGTCGTGCAGATCCACGTCGCGCCCCGGCTCGACCTCGTCTGTGACGCCTTCACGACCGGCTTCTACCGGCCGATCTTGGAGCAGTTGCAGAAGGTCGCGCCCGAGAGCCTGCCGAACTACCTGAAGTCCGTGGACCCCGCGGACGTGGACCTGAAGGCCGACGTGAGCGGCCTCGTCCAGCGGCCCAACCGCCTCGGAGACGCGCAGAGCCTGCACGCCGTGGCTGCAATCGGCGACAAGGCGCTCCGTGAGGCCGGTGGCTTCGAGGAGAGCGACGCCCCGTCGAGTCAGGAGCGCGCGATCGCGATCGCCCTTCAGGTCGCGCAGAACAACCCGCAACTCCTCGACAACATGGCCGAGATTGTCACGACCGTCAAGGCCCTGCTGGACGGCACGCCGGAGACCAAGCCCGGTGAGGTGTCCAGCACCCGCACGCCGGGCACGCTGAAGCCGCTCGTCCCGGGCAACGAGGGCGTGCCGCCAAGCCCCGTGAAGACAGCCCCCAACGGACAACCGACCAACGGAGCACCGGCACTGCCAGAGGCCGAGGGAGCACCGGGAACGAGGCCGAGCGCGACATGACCGTGAACGTGGAGAGCGACCTCCGAGTGCTGCTGGCCGCCTGCGACATGGCGGTCATGCGTGCCCTCGAACTCGTCGGCAAGCGCGTGGCGCGCGACGGCCGAGCCCGGTACGGCGCGATGCAGAGGTCCGGCAAGGACTGGCACCAAGCGCACGAGGTCTGGCCGCCCGAGCGGCACCACGTCGAGGCCGCCCTGTCCGGCGCGTGGAACGTCCTACCCCGCATGGTGGCCCGCCACGGGTGCTGCTCGCTGAAGGAGCCAGACCTCGCCGCGGTCCTCGACGCCTTCGTCCGAGAGACTGTGTACGCGCAGAGGCCGTACCAGTTCGAGGACCTTGAGCGGGCGGTGCGGCGTGCAGTCGAGGGATGACGCCGAGGCGGCGCTGGCCGTCGTCGCCGACGAGACCACGAAGACCTTCCTCCAGAAGATCCTCGACGCCGTCCTGAGCGCGATCAAGGAGCGCAGGTTCGACGACGCTCAGCCCGTGCTGGCGCTGGGCGTGCTGCTGAACTGGTGGACCGACGCCGTGCAGGAGCGCGTCGTCCTGAGCATCCAAGAGTCGTGGCAGGCGGCCTTCGCCGTCACGGCCAGCGACGGCGCGCAGGTCACCGCGCGCAGTGACGCGATGGCGTTCCACATCGCCGCCGTGAAGGACCGCCTCTCCCGCAACGCCCTCCCGGAGATCCCGGAGAAGGCGTTCGACGAGGTCCGGCTGTCCCAGTCGTCCGCTGCCCTTGGTGGGTGGGGCATCGACCGGCAGGCCCGCGACATCGCCGAGCGGCTGGCGTGGGAGCCCGACAAGGCGTACTGGAAGGAGCAGAAGGCGTACGCCGAGGCGCAGATCGACGCGATCCTCGACCCGTACGGCAAGCCCGGGACCCCGGCCCGCACCTACGCCCACAAGCACGACCCGGAGGTCAAGCACTGGCAGGCCGTGAGGGCTGGCGCGGTGGACAAGATCAAGGAGCACGAGGGCGACTGGAAGGTCAGGAGCGAGCGCATCGCCCGGACCGAGGCGACGGCCGCGTGGAACAGTGGCTCTCTGGCCGCTCTGGCGGCCGAAGGACGGACGCACAAGAAGTGGGTGGCCACCACCCAAGGCACGAGCGCGCGGCGGACCAGAGAGAGCCACCTTGAAGCACACGGGCAGGTCGTGCCGCTGTCCCGGCCCTTCAAGGTCGGCCAGTCCCTCCTGATGATGCCCGGCGACCCGAGCGCGCCGCCGTGGGAGGTCATCAACTGCCGCTGCACCGTGGTCGGGGCCGACGAGCCCGCGAAGCAGGCGCTCACGGCGAGCGCCCTCACTGTGGACGACCAGGCCCGCGTGCCGAGGGGCAACGGCTCTCTGAGCGGCCGGTGGGTGGACATGCCCGGCGCGGTGCTGGCCAGCCTCGTGCCGGAGCCGGAGCCCTACCTCCCGCAGATGAGGCCCGCGACCGACGAGGACCGCGCGTCCTTCAAGGAGCGGTACGGCCGGACGATCCCGCCGAGTTGGGCCGACGTGGAGGTTGACTTCGACCCGCGCGCCTCCCTCGTGGCCCGGGGCAAGGACAAGCAGGGCCGGACGGTCCGCATCTACACGCAGGAGCACCACGACCGGCAGGCCGCGAAGAAGTTTCAGCGCCTGAAGGAAGTCCACGCGGCGATGCCGAAGATCGAGGACGCTCTTGCCACGATCGAGGGTGACGGCACCCGAGCAGCGGCCCGCCTGATGTACCTTGAGGGCATCCGGGTCGGCAGCACCGACGAGCAGTTGGGTAAGCAGAAGGCGTACGGCGCGACTACTCTGCGCGCCGACCACGCCACGCTCAACGACGACGGCACTGTCACCCTCGCGTTCATCGCCAAGGAGGGCATCCCGGTCGAGTACGTCATCGACGACCCGGAACTCGTTGGCTACATCAAGTCTCGCCTCGCCAAGAAGCCCGCGCCGGACGACCTGCTGTTCGAGGGCGCGAACAGCACGAAGACCATGAGCCTCCTGCGAGACGCGTCCGGCGTACCCGGCATCAAGAACCACGACCTCCGCACGCTGCTGGCCAACCGGCTCGCAGCCGCGGCGCTCGACGACTGGACGCCCCCGCCTCCGGCCACGCCCAAGGAGTTCGCCGCACTCCGCAAGAAGGTCGGCGAGTTCGTCTCTGCACAACTCCGCAACAAGCCCGCGCAGGCACTCGCCTCGTACATCAACCCGGCCGTGTTCGCCGCGATCAGGGAGGCATGATGTCCTTCAACTTCACCGACCGGCACGACGCTGCGCTCGCCGACCTGCTGGAAACCACGGAGTACGCCGAGACCCCGGGACCCGGGAGCACCGACCCGGACGACAGCCTCGCGGCGACGGCCGAGCGCCTTGCAGGCGTGAGCCCGTGGGACCCCGGCTTCGAGGACGCCGTGAACGAGGCGATCACGGCCGTGAAGGCGAACCTGACTGGCGAGGCCCGCGACGACGCCGTGAACTCCCTTCAGGCGTTGCTGCTTGTGAACTGGGGCCTCGCTCCCGAGCCGGAGCCCGCCTTGACGGCCGCGGCCAGCGACCACTGGAAGCAGCAGATCCGCATCCCCAAGGGCAACGGCGACAAGAGCGGGCAGTGGACGTTCACGCCGTGGATGCACCTTGACGACGTGCTCGACACGCTGAGCAAGGTGCAGTCGTCCAGCGTCCACGCGGGCAACATGGACGAGTTCAACAAGCGCGTCCGCGCCAAGATCGAGGTCGCCAAGAACGTGCTCGCCGCGAGCAGCATGTCCGACGACCCGAACGACCCGGTCGTGCTGACGGCCTCGGAGGTCGCCGGACAGTTGTTCCTTGACGCTGCCGTTGCCTCCAAGGAAATGGGCATCCCCCACACCACGTTCGAGATTGCCGCCAAGGAGACGCTGGCGTTCGCCGAGTACGACTGGAGCCTGTACGGCGAGGACACCGACATCGGCGCGGAGAAGGAGTTCGTCCCGACCGACCCGAGCAACGAGGTCAAGAAGGCGAAGGACCTCAAGCCGGGTGACATCGTCATCACCTACGACGAGAGCGGCGAGCCGTACGCGGTGCTGCTCGAAGACGTGCAGCACGTCACGGACACCGTCACCGACGAGCCGGAGGTCGAGGTCACCGACAACGACGGTGCCTCGTGGAACTACGCGCCGGACGACGACGTTGAGGTCTTCGTGGACCCGGACGAGGCGGCCAACGCCGCCGCGCTGGAGGAAGACCTCGGACCGAGCAAGCCCGCCAACGCGATCAAGCCCGGCGACAAGATCATCGTGGACGTGGAGGGCGAACTCCACGAGGTCCAGGTCGAGGCCGTCAACGTCGAAGAGGCCGGGGGCCTCGTCCAGATCGTCGACACGGACGGCGGCGCGAACTTCTACTCGTGGGACGAGCCGATCTACACCAGCGCCGAGGAGGACTTCGGCGACCTGCCGGAGACCAAGGAGGCAACCAAGCCCGCCAAGGACCTCCTGCCCGGTGACGTGATCCTCCTGCACGGCCTGCCGATCACGGTCGAGACCGCGACCGTCTACGAGGACCCGTGGGGCGGCCCGCCCTACGTCAACGTCACCAGCGTCGGCCAGCAGTCCTACGCCTTCGAGCCCGAGGACGAGGTCACCGTGCTCTCGCCCGTGCCCGGCCTCCCGAGCGCGAAGGGCTGGGAGAAGGTCGGCAGCGCCAAGGGCAGCAACCCGGGCGGCACGTACAAGGCCGAGGACGGAACGCTCTACTACGTCAAGCAGAGCAAGAGCGCGCTGCACGCCCGCAACGAGGCTCTGGCCGCGGCGCTGTACGCGCTCACGGGCGTCAAGACGACCGACCCGCACCTTGTCACCTACGGCAACGACGACCAGCACCTTGGCACGGCCGCGAAGATCATCGACGGCGTGCAGGGCGACATGACCGGCGTGCAGCAGGGCTTCGCGACCGACGCGTGGCTGGCGAACTGGGACGTGGTGGGGCTCTCCTACGACAACGTGTGGGGCACGCCGGAGGGTCCCGTCCGCGTGGACCTCGGTGGCAGCCTGCTGTTCCGCGCGCAGGGCACACCCAAGGGCAGTGACTTCGGGGCAGAGGTCAAGGAGTGGGACACCTTCGGGGACGCCTCCATCAACCCGCAGAGCGCAAGCGTCTTCGGCAAGATGACCGACGCGCAGAAGAAGGAGAGCGCCACCGTCCTGCTGGGCGTCACGGACGGCGACATCGACGCTACCGTGGACAAGGTGTTCGGTGACGAGGACCCGGAGAGCGCGGGCAAGTTGAAGGCCACGCTGAAGGCTCGCCGCGACGACATCTTGAAGAAGGCAGGGCTCACCAAGCCGGAGGCGGACCCGGCCGAGCAGGCGGAGCAGACCGCCAAGGCCCCGCAGGTCACGCCCGGCGACAAGGTCCAGGTGGGCATGCCCATCAAGGGAAGCGACATCGAGGTCGGCGACGTGCTGCACCTTGACGGTGCCGTGCTGAAGAAGGCCGGTGGCGAACTCGTGCCGAGCACGGGCGTCAAGCCGACCGTGGCCGAGGTCAAGATCGGCAAGAAGTGGGCGAACATCGTCACCACGTCTGGCCAGAAGTTGTGGGTGGACCTCACGGCCGACCTGACCGTGGAGCGTGAGGTCGAGCCCACGACGTTCGACATCCCCTCCACCAAGGCGCAGCCCGGCGACATCCTCAAGTTGACTGGTCCCGTGCTGAAGAAGTCCGCGGGCAAGTTGATCCCGGCTGAGGCTGGCAAGCAGGGCAAGCACGACGACGAGCCCGTGATCGCGAGCATCAAGCACGGCAAGAAGTGGAGCGAGGTCGTCACCACGACCGGCCAGAAGTTGTGGATCGACACCAGCGACACGATCACCGTCGAGCGCACGCCCGGCCTTTCAACCCCGGGTGCCACGCCTCCCGGGACGCCCGTGGACGCGCCCGTCAACGCGGGCACGGGCTACTGGAAGGGCAAGCCCGCCCCGGTGCTCGCGCCGGAGCCGGAGGAGCCCAAGCCGGGCAAGCCGAAGAAGGGCTCGTTCGACGAGTGGCTGGTGAAGGTCAAGGCCCGCTACGAGGCGAACCCCAACAAGGCGAAGGCGACCTTGGAGGAGAGCAACAACTGGTCCACCGTGCAGAACGTGCTGTCCGGCGACCCGGACCTCGCCAAGCCCGCGATCACGAAGTTGTTCAACAGCCAGTACCTCGACGACGCCCTGAAGGCCGAGGCCGAGAAGATCTACTCCGACGCCGCGCAGCCCAAGCCCGGCGAGTACGCCGCGTACGCCAAGGAGAAGACGGCGTGGCTGGAGGCGAAGAAGCACCACGACGAACTGATGAAGGCGTGGCGGGCCGACAACCCGACCTCCCTGAAGGGGATGAACGGCGGCAAGGTCTTCTCGTCCAACACCGAGGCGTGGGAGTGGGCGAACAAGAACCTCGCGCCCATCAAGGCCGGGTCGAAGGCCGCGCTGAAGTCGCACCAGTCCTCGTCCACCGGCAAGAACATGAAGTTGTGGAACAAGGGCGGCGCGGTCCCGGACGACATGAAGGACTACGTCAAGAAGATGGACGCCACGATGTCTCCGATCCCCGAGGACATCTACCTGTTCCGCGGCACGAACCTGAAGGAGTTCAACGGCTCTGAGCCGCCCGACACCTTCGAGAGCCTGAAGAAGAGCGTCGGCAGCGTCTTCACCAACTGGGGTTACGCGCCCACCAGCGTCGGTGTGGAGAGTGGGTACAGCAACCACTCGCAGGTGAACATCGTCTACCGCGCTCCGGCCGGGACCAAGGGCGTCTGGGCCTCGCCGAACCACCCGTCGTTCCAGGGGCCTCACGGCGAGCGCGAGTTCACCCTTGCCCGGGGCACGAGCATCTTCATCCACAAGGTCACCGAGAAGAACGGCCTACTCTACGTCGAGGCCGAGATTCTGCCGGAGGGGCAGGCCAGTCCGACCGGCCAGCCCGCGGCCCCGCTGACTCAGAAGGTCGGCACCAACTTCGCAAGGTTGCGCCAGTCGGCGTAGCACGGTACAATGGCAGAAAGAAAGGAGCCCGACATGGCTGAGCGCGACCAAGCAGCACCGATGGTGCAGACCTCCGCGGCGGAGGACTACCCGGCACCCAAGGCAGGGAGGGTGACCCGGTGGATCCTGACCACGCCGGAGAAGGAGACCGTGGGCTCTCTGCTGTTCGACCAGCAGGGCGTCTACTGGACCCCGGCCTTCGGCGTCTCGGAGGACGCGCAGGAGTACGGCGACGAGGTCCTGTCCTACCTCCGCGGGCACAAGGCCGAGGGCATCGACCTCGCTGACACGCTCGACGGCATCAAGGACGCCTACGCAGGTGACCTCGTCGAGGACTCAGTCCGCTACGTCCCGTCGCGGTAGGATAGACCTCATGGGAGACCCGGAGGTCGAAGACCTGCTCGCCTTCGCCGAGCGTGACGTCGCCGACGAGCACGAGATGGAGTGGCTGCTCCGTCGCTTCGGTGGCCCTGAGTTCGCGAAGCCCAAGGAGGAGCAGAAGGGCAAGCCTCGCAAGGGCTTCGACCCCAACCAGCCCCGGGCCGCGGACGGCAAGTGGAACCCGGGCGGCGGGAGCGGCGGCAAGAAGGACAAGCCGAAGACCAAGCCGCAGCCGAAGGCCAAGGAGGACAAGCCGATGTCCCCGGCCAAGCGGAAGGCCGAACTCGTCAAGGCGATCCTCAAGGCCCTCGACGACGTGCTGGACCAACTCACCAGCAAGCAGGCCAAGGCCCTCATCGAGCGCATCAAGGACAACGCCGACGCGTTCATCGACGGCCAGCGCCGGAGCACGTCCCCGGGCGGCGGTGACACCGGGGGAGGCGGCAAGAAGGGCGGCGGCGGATCCTCGGACGCCAAGGAAGGCAAGAGCGGTGGCGGAGGGGCCTCCGGCCCCGACGACAAGGGCGGCGGCGGTAGCAAGGGTCCCGGTGGCTTGGAGGGCGTGATCGCAGGCGTCAAGAGCCTCATCGAGAACTTCGGCAAGAACATGAAGCCCAAGGACCGCAAGGCGCTCTCCGACGCGGTGAGCAAGTTGGACAGCATGGCCGCCGACACCGCGACCTTCGCCCCCGACGACAACTTCGACGAGACCGTCTGCATCATGGCGATCCCGGCCGCCGACGACCCGGTCCACGGCATCGGCCCCGAGGACAAGCACGCGACCCTCCTGTACTTCGGCGACCGCTCCAAGAGCGCGGACCCGGAGCGCATCGAGGGGAGCCGTGGGCTGTTCATGAACGTCCTCACCATCGCGGCCGAGGAGCAGGAGCCCTTCACCGCCAAGGTGAAGGGCGTGGAGGCGCTAGGCGACGAAGGTGCTCAGGTCTGGATGCTCGACAGCCCCGAACTCCAACGCCTGTTCGGCGAGATCCCCGAGATTGACAGCGAGATCCACTCCATGTACGAAGACGCCGACGCGACTCGCTACCCGGAGTACCTGCCTCACGTCACCATCGGCTACACGCCGCCCGCGGAGGACATGCCGGGCAACTACGACCCAGACGAGTACGTCACCGACGAGACTCTGGACGAGGCGAAGGCAGTCAAGGAGATTCGCTTCGACCGGCTGAGCCTGTGGTGGGGCAACGACCACTACGACATCCCTCTGGGCGTTGCCGAGTTCGACGCCCTCATCGCACACTTCGGAGGTTCTAGTGAGTGACCAGCAGCCGACCGTGGGCCGTGTCGTCCACTACAAGTCCTTCGGCACGCCCAACGGCGAGTACGAGCCCAAGTGCCGGGCCGCGCTCGTGACCGACGAGGGCGACGGCCGGGTCATCAGCATCGCCGTCCTCAACCCCACGGGCCTGTTCTTCGACACTGCGATCGCGCAGGACGAGGACACCAAGAAGGGCGGCACGTGGCACTGGCCGGAGCGAACCTGACCGACACGAGGTAGAATGTAGGTAGGAGTCGTCTGGCGCTGAGGGCCGGGTTCCACGTCCACAAGACGAGGAGACCAACGTGACGACCGAGTGCCTTCCCTGTGAGCAGGAGCAGCGGCTTTCCAGTCGCAACGACTTGGGCAGTGTTCCCGACATCGACCCTGCCAAGAGTGGCAAGTGGTCCGGCCCCATCGGCATGGAGAGCCTGCGGACCGGCGACGGCCGCTTGATCGAGAAGAACGCCCTGCGCTGGGACACCCTGCCGATCCCGCTGCGCTGGGCCATGCAGGACTTCGGCGCACACGACGGCGCGTACGTCGTCGGCAAGATCGAGGCGATCGAGCGCCTGTCCTTCGACGAGGCGAACGAGCGACTGGAAGACTCTGGCCGCGACCGACTGCCGGAGCAGTTCGCTGACGCGATCATCATCTGGGGCGAGGGGTCTCACGACCTCGGAAGCGAGTACGGCCGCGAGGCGTTCCGACAGGCCGACGAGGGACTGACCCCCGGCGTGTCGATGGACCTCGACGACATCGTGGTCAAGGAGGACGATCAGGACTCCTTCACCATCCTTGAAGGACGCGTGCGCGCCGCGACTCAGGTCGCGATCCCCGCCTTCGAGGGTGCCCGCATCAGCGTGACCGAGGCGTCCCGTGAGGTCTTCGACGCCGACCAGCGGCTCGCCGACGCCGACGCCCTCGTGGACGAGGCCGCGTTCAACTGGGTGGACGACGTGGGCGGTCTGCCGTCGTACATCAAGCGCATCGAGAAGCACCTTGAGAAGAAGGGGATGGACGAGAGTCAGGCGATCGCGACGGCCGTCAACGTGGTCAAGAAGATGTGCGCCACGGGCGACGTGAACTTCCCCGGTGCTCAGCAGGTCAACGCAGGCTCGCGCGCCGAGGCGTGCGCGGCCGTCGCGGAGTGGGAGGAGAAGAAGGCCCGGGCCAAGGCGTCCTCCACCGACAACGTGGTGACCCTCACCGCCGCGGCGACCGTCTTCGACGCCACGTGGTTCGAGGACCCGCGGCTGGACGGCCCGACCGGGCTCACCGTCACCGAGGACGGTCGCGTCTTCGGGCACATCGCCCTCTGGGGGACCTGCCACCTTGGCAACCCGCAGGGTAAGCACGTCTGCACGCAGCCTCCGCGGTCGTACAGCAACTACGCGTACTTCAAGACCGGCGCGGTCCAGACGACCGCTGGCGAGGTCCCGGTCGGCAAGATCACCATGAACACCCTCCACGCCGGTCCGAAGTTGGCCAGCACGGACACGATCTACCACTACGAGCACACCGGCAGCGTCGGCGCGTACGTCAACGCTGGCGAGGACCAGTTCGGCATCTGGGTCGCTGGTGCTGCCCGGCCGGACGCCGACCACACCGCGCTGAAGGCCGCCCCGGTGAGCGGCGACTGGCGTACCATCGCAGGGAACCTCGAACTCGTGGGTGCCCTGTCCGTCAACGTGCCGGGCTTCCCGGTCCCCCGTGCGCAGGCTCTCGTGGCCAGCGGGCAGGTCCAGTCCCTCGTGGCGTCTGGCGTCATCGAGGCAGAGCAGAAGACCGAGGACATCATGACCCTGGACCTCAACGACGACGCCAGCATCCGTGCGCTGCGTGCTCGCTTCGAGGACATGGAGCGCCGTGACAAGGCTGCTGCCCTGAAGGCGAAGGTGGACCGGCTCGCTGCGCTGGAGCGCGTGCGCCGAGTCCGTACGGCACTGGGCATCACGCCCAAGCCGCGGGGCCTGAAGGCCGTGGCGCTGGCCAACCACGAGGCCGCCAACCTCGCCTCGTACCTGAAGGTGTCCGCGGAGTTCGGCTACAACCCCGACCAGTGGCGCGTGCCCAAGGGCAACGGCAAGTACTCCGGCCGGTTCGTGGACATGCCTCACAAGGCCCTCGCGGACCTTGAGTCCAGCCTCATCAGCAAGATCGACTCTGGGGAGATCCCCGAGGAGCAGGCCGAGGGACTGGGCGACATCCTCGCCGAAGCGCAGGACGCCGCGGACCGGGCCTCCGACGCCCTGACGGCTGGCGACGGAGACGCTGCCAAGCAGGCCGCGGGCGAAGCCGTGCAGGCGCTGGACCGGCTGAAGGAGGCCGCCGCACAGGGCGGCGTCAGCGAGCAGGTGGACCCGGACGTGGACATCGCCCGTGACGTCAACCAGCAGGTCGCCGACAGCGACCTCTCCCTGCTGGGCGAGGAAATGATCGGCGAAGACGCGGGCGGCGACATCGGTGGCGAGGACGGTGGTGACATCGGTGCGGAGGCTCCTGACATGGAGGGCGAGGACCCCGTGTCGGACTACGAGGGGCTGGCCAGCGTGGACCCGACCGACCACGCCGGTCAGGTGGCTGCGCTCGACGCCCTCCCGCCCGGAGCCACCGTGGAAATGGACGACGAGGAGTTCACCACGACCGTCCAGAAGGGTGAGGACGGCAAGTGGAAGGTGCTCAGCAGCGGTCTTGCCGACAACGAGGACCCGTCCCTGCCGGACATGACGAGCGACGAACTCCTTCAGGGGTACGAGGACGACATGCCCGTGTACTTCAACGAGGGCGACCCGAACGCAGAGCCGCAGTGGGCGGACCTGTTCGACGAGATTGAGGCCGAGGGGCCGCCGCCCCCGGCACCGCCCAAGAAGGAGTACCCC